TTCGCGCAGCACTAGAGGCTAAACTGAACAGCATCACGCCAGCACTTGCTACGGCGTTTGAAAACGCGCCATTTAAGCCGCCTGCTCAAACTGTTCCTTATCAAATTTGTCATGTGTTATTTGCCAGACCTGACAACGCAGAGATCGGCAGGTCACATCAGGAATTGGGCTACATGCAAGTCAAGTTAATGTACCCAATGAACACAGGATCGTCAGCGGCGATGACCAGAGCAGAGCTTATACGCACTAACTTTGAAAGAGCGTCAACCGTTAGCAGTGGCGGGGTCACTGTCAACATAACCGAAACGCCTGAGATAGAACCTAAAGGCATCGAAGATAACCGTTATACTGTGCTGATGAAAATCAGATTCAGATCATTTATTCCAACGTGAGGTAAGCCATCATGGCCATTGCTCAAAAAATTGCTAAACGCACCACCATCCGCAAACAGACTGGGCTTGGCGTACCAGGCTCTGGCACTGGTCAAGTTCTGCGGCGAACGTCCAGTATCTTTACCGCAAGCCGTGACATGTACGGCAGCAACGAGATTCGCTCTGACCACCAGTCAAGCGGTCAAAACTACGGCCTCAAGTCAGCAGCAGGCACAATCAACGGTGAGTTGTCCTCGGCAACCTATAAGATACTCGTTGAAGCAATGCTTGAATCGGCATTTGCTGCCACAACTCCCTATGCTGCTGGCACTGATGTAACTCCTGCATCCGCTGGCACATTTACTGATGCTTCTGGCGGTTACCTGACTGCTGGTTTAAAGATTGGTGATGTCGGCAGATGGACAGGCTTCACATCAACGGCAGCAGCAAACAATGCTAAGAACTTCCTGATCACTGGCCTTACTGCAACCGTGATGACTGGTGTCTATCTCAATGGTGATGCCATTGTCAGTGCATCAGCAGGCGACTCTGTTACCTTCACACTGCCAGGCAAGAAAGCAAAACCGCCACTAACTGGTCACACAAAGGACTATTTGCAGGTTGAGGAATTTTACTCAGACCTGACTGACTCTGATCTGTTTAGCGACATGATTGTTTCTGGCCTGACGTTCGATCTGCCTGCAAGCGGCAACGCAACAATGTCAGCTACACTGGCTGGCCTGTCTCGCGCATTGTCTGGCTCACAGGTAATGACCAGCCCAACTGCTGAAACGCAGACAGGCATCATTGCATCAATCAACGGTCGTATTTTCATCAATGGCACATCAATTCCTGTCACTGCTGTGAATATACAGATTGCTAATGGTGCAGCACCAACAGGCGCAGAGATCGGAAGCAACGAGTCTGGTGATGTGTTCCGTAATCAGATCGTAGTGACTGGTCAGTTTATGGCAATGCTGCGTGATCAAGTTCTGTCGGCTCTTTACGATGCCGAAACTGAGATCAGCCTGATTGTTGCTGCTGCAACTGATGAGACTGATGCTGCTGACTTTGTTGGCTTCTCTATCCCAAAAATCCGAATCACTGGTGACTCACCAGATGATGGCGATGCAATCATGCGTACTTATCCTTTTAGTGCGCGACTGAACGTAGACGGCGGTGCTGCTTTGGCCTTTGACGAAACAACAATCACAATCCAAGACAGTGCTGTTGCTTAACCGAGTACCTGCCGTCCTGCCAACTAGTCCTCGCGGACTAGCGGCGGGGCGGTAAGGGCATTAAACCAAACCGCGAGGATATACGAATGAAAGATAAAAAAACTTTATCGCTAGACGAATTTGATGTTGGCACACGATCAAACGAAGGTGTTGAAATTGAATTGCGTCACCCTGTCACGAGCGATGATCTGGGCATATTTGTTACTGTTGTTGGGCGTTATTCTGAAACTTATCAGTCGGCAGTGCGGGAAATATCTTCCCAATCCATTAAAGGTGCAGCCACTAAAAAGAAAAAGGTTGAACCTATCGCTGACGCTATTGAGAAAGGTGTGCGTCTGTTATCGCTTTGCACAATTAGCTGGCGCACTGATGATAAGCCTACGATTAACTTTCACGGCGCAGAACATCCGTATAGTGTGGATGCTGCCGTTGATTTGTACACATCAAAGTCGCTGCCGTGGGTAAAAGAGCAAATTGATTCGGCAATACACAGCAACGCAAATTTTATGAAGCCCTGATTCAAGGGCTTGCAAGCTACGCTAAATCTGAAATTGATCTATCAACGCCACAAGATGACGGGCAATCGCTGCGGGTGCATTTAGAAAGCCTGCGGCGACAGACCGGCGAAACGCCTGACCTGTTAGCAGAAGCAGTGCCAGAGCCGGAGATGACTGGCTACTTGTGGGGCTATTACTGCCTGATAAGACAAGGCATGGACAGAAAGTCATTAAGACCAATGGCAGCGCAAGATGTACAGGATTTCTGTTGGTTTTATGCTGTAGAATTAGAGCTATGGGAGCGCATTGCTCTAAAACAGATTGACGCTGTTTATATGGAGGCATCAAGTGACTGAAGCAGTCTTAAAGATAGGTGTTGATAGCACCGATGTTAACAAAGCTAAAAAGTCACTTGATGATTTAGCTGCCGCAAGTGCTTCAGCGACAACATCAACGGACAGGCTCTCTGACACTACCAGTGAGCTTGGCTCGTCTGCAAAAGCGGCAGGCAATGAAGTCGATGCTAACACTAAAAAAATCGACAATTCATACAAGACAATGGGCGGCAGTGTTGCCAGCAGTATAGGCAAGGTTGTCGCAGCACTTGGTCTAATGCAGGTCGGCAGAATGTTTGCTGACACTGTAATGGAAACTGAAAAGCTCAGGGGCGCACTAACTACGATGACCGGCAGCACAGCAAATGCTGCTGCTGCATTTGAAAACCTTACCAAGTTTGCCAGTGAAACACCTTTCACCCTTGACCAATCTGTCAACGCATTTATTAAACTTAAAGCACTAGGGCTTGACCCGTCAGAACGCGCATTGCAGTCATACGGCAATACTGCTTCCGCTATGGGCAAAGACATGATGCAGATGATCGAGGCGGTAGCAGATGCCTCGACAGGCGAGTTTGAGCGACTCAAAGAGTTTGGCATTAAAGCTAAATCAGAAGGCGATAATGTTGCGCTAACATTCCAAGGCGTGACAACCACAATCGGCAAAAACTCTGAAGAAATACAAGAGTATTTGCTGGCAATTGGTGAAGTCCAGTTTGCCGGTGCGATGGAAAACCAGATGGAACGCTTGCCTGGTCTCATGAGCAACCTGCAAGATAATATTGATGGCTTGTTTAGAAAACTTGGCGACAGCGGAGGAATAAACCTATTTGGCAAAGCTATCAGCCTTGCCTCTGGTGCTGTTCTTTTGCTCACTGATAACCTTGATCTGATAGGCACTGCGCTGGGTGCTGCTGGTGCTGCCTTTGCTGTTTTGGCTGCGCCTAGTGCAATCCTGGGCGGCATTGCAATGATTCAGAAAGCAGTCATAGCAATGAATGCTGCCATCCTTGCAAACCCAATTGCCCTTGTTGCTGCGGCAATAGGTGCTGCGGCTTTTGTTATATACAAGCACTGGGACACAATAACTGATGCGGCAGAAAAGTCTGCGTTATCTGTAGAGATTGCGTTTGCAAAGCTAAAGCTGTTTTTGATGGATACATTTTCACCCATCCTGACAGACATTAGCGGCATGTTTACAAGCGCAAGGAATACTGCGGTTGCAACAATGGAGGCAATCTCTGCTGCTGCCAAGAACCCGACAAGCGCAATAGAAACATTCAACACAACCTTTGATAACACACTGAGCATATTAGTAGCTGGACAAACAGAAACCGCTGTTTTCTCTGGGGCTATTTCACAAACCCGCGCCTCTATCGTGCAGATGGAACAACGGTTGACGGAAATGAACACAACAACTGCTGACTCTGTTGCTGTGTTAACGGATGCTGCTACAGCTACAGATACTGCAACACTTGCGGTTGAGGAAATGACTGTTGCTGAAGATGATCTGACGTTAGCTATTATGGCTAAAATTACTGAGCTTGAAGCAGAAAGGGAAGCACTGCACCTCTCTGAGCGTGAGCTGTTTATTCTCAATGCTACTAAATTGAAAGGCGTTGAACTTACCGCAGAGCAGTCTGTTGGAATACGAGACGCAGCAGCCGCATTGTTTGATGAACGTGAGCAGCTGAAAGAAAGCGAAAAAGCGCAAAAGGCGATTAACGATGCGCGAGAAAAAGGCATAGAGTTTACCAAAAGCTTAATTATCGAAAACGGCCGAGAAGAGATACAGCTTGTTCTGAACGAGCGTCAACAAGCTATTTACAACGCTGTGATGCGTGACGGAATTACTCTGACCGGCGATCAGATGATTGCCATAGAATCGTCAATAAACGCACTTTATGACCAAAGAGATGCAACGGCAGCAGTTACGGCAGAGGCAGAGCGCAACCAGGGCGCAATTGATATGTGGACAAAGCTATCCACAGCAGGATCAGAACAAAGGGCAGCTGCAGAAGTTGCGGCACAAAAGAAGCAAGAAGAGGCAATCGCTAGAACCCACGAATACCTGACTACGAGCTTCATTGACATATTTAATAACGGCAAAAACGCTTTTGACAATATCGCCAAAGCATTCAGCACGATGATCCAGCGGATGCTTGCTGAGTGGGCTGCGTCTAAGTTGATGAATCTCATTGGGATGGGAGATGGAAATGCTGTTGCTAACCCGTTTGCAGCACTTGGCTCCGCGTTTACAAATGCAATAAGCGGTGGCGGTGGTGGCGCAACTGGTGCTGTAGCAAACGCTGCGGCATCAAAAGTTGCGTCTAGCCTTGTCGGTGGCAGCGGTGGCTCTTTGTTGGCGGCTGGAGGCCAATTTGCTAGTGGTCTAACAGGAAGCGCAGTTGGAGCTGGTTCTGCGCTGGCTGGACCACCTACGGCTGCTGCTGCTGCGGGAAGTGGCATAGGTGCATCAATTGCTGGTGGAGTGAAGGCGGTCGGCTCTGCGGTATCTGGTGGCGCATCGGCTGTCGGTGCGTTTGTGCTTGCCAATCCTTTGTTGGCTGCGGCTGCAGTTGCTGCGGCTGCGGCTGCTGCGCTTGCTAAAAAGCCAACAACCTCTAGCAACGCTGGCCTGTTGATCCATGATGCACCAGGCGCATCTGCTGACCGAAAGTTCGCTGTTGATGCCTTTGCCTCTGGCTTTGCTCCTGTTGGCTTTGCAAGACGGGAAGATCAAGCGTCAGCAAATGAAGTGATTGACGTATTCAGAAAATACGATTCATCATTAACTGAAATAGCAAAAGCGGCTGGGCTTAATGTTAACTTCAGCAACAATCCTTTTGGTGGCTTTGATGAAAAGGGTCAGGGCAGTGGCCTGTTCTTAGGTACAGCAGCAGAAGAGAAAAAGGGCGTAACATCTGCTCCAATGTCTGAGCAATTGACCAAGTTCACCAAGCAATGGGTCGAGGCTCTTGGCGGTCAGGTATCGCCTGCTGATAGAGAGTTCCTGTTATCCTCTGGCTCTGCTGATGTCTTGCTGGAAAGGGCTGCAACGCTTGGTCAGGCTGAACGCGGCAGGTTAGATGGAATAGGTTTCGGCGGTATTAGAAATGTTCCGTTTAACGGTTTCAGGGCTGAGTTGCACAAAGGCGAGGAAGTTTTAACTGCGAGTGATCCGCGCAACCGCAACAACGGGGGCATGATGAGCGAAATGCGTGATATGCTAACCGAAATGCGTAACATGGCTTTTTACACCAAACGCACAGCAGACTTGTTGCTGCGGGTAACGCGTGATGGTGACTCACTTGTAACGGTGGCAGCATGAAAGTAATCCCGCCCATTGCTATTACATCAATCACATCTAGCACAGTGCCAGAGGAAGTTGCAGCAACGTATAACGCTGGGACAACCTATGCCATAAATGCTTTGGTCGGCCTTGCATCTGTCTACGGTGATCCGCAAACGGTCTGGCGATCTTTGCAAAACGGCAATGTCGGGCAAGCATTAGCAGACGGAGCGTGGTGGCAGAATGCCGGTATCGTTTACCCAATATACGCATCAGGTTCAACCTGCGGCGTGGGCGGCATAGTCACTGACCTTGCCAACCATGATCTCTACCAATCGCTAGTTGCTGCTAACACTGGCAACGCTCTGACCGACACTACAAAGTGGAAGTATATCGGCAAGACTAACCGCTTCCGGTTGTTTGACTACGACAGAAACAATCGAACCAGTGTGCCTCTGACATTTACTGTTGTTTTCGCACCAGGCAAACGAATTGATTCTATTTGCTTGGATGGCATACAGGCTAACTCCTACACAGTAACAGTGACCAGTGTGCTGGGTGGCGGGACTATCTTTACCTCAACGGGCAGTTTAAATACTCGCATTGTACGAACATGGTATGAACACCTGACAGTGCCATTCACAACGCAAAAGAGCTTAAACTTTTTCAATATCCCACCTTATACCGACTGCATCGTCACAGTCACGCTGACTGCAACAACGGGCAACGCTGAACTGGCTGCGCTTGGTGTGGGTCGTGAAGTAGCATTTGGTCAGACCCAATACAGTGCAATCAGCGACATATTGAACTTCTCTACTGTTGACCGAGACGATGAAGGTAATGCAATTCTTGTAAAAAGAAGGAATATCCCGAAAAGCAGGCAGACTGTTTTCTGTGATAAAATTGCGGTCAATAAAATCATTGAGACTAGAGACCTGCTGAACGCAGAGCCTGCCTTCTGGTACGGAATAGACAATGCCAGTGACGGTTACTTTGAGGCAGTTTCAATGCTTGGCTACTACCGCGATTTCAGTATCAACCTGCAATACCCTGAAAACGTAATTTTGAATTTTGAGCTGGAGCGCGTCTGATGACTACAATTTCGCAAACGATACCGAGTTTAGGCTCACCACCTCTAACAACTGATCCGGTCAACTTTGACACCCGCGCAGACACTTTATACGGTACATCACTGCCTGCGGTGATCACTGCAACTAATACTTGGTCAGGCCAAGCAAACACGGTTGCTGGTGAGGTAAACACTAACGCAACTAACGCCCAGGCTTCCGCAAACACTGCAACAGGAGCATCTGCTGCGGCTGTTGCTGCGGTTAATGCAACGCAGTGGAACAGCGGTCAATCATATCTTACTGGCGCAGTTGTTTGGTCGCCGATTAACTATCTGTCGTATCGAGCAAACACAAACACCAGCGGAACAACTGACCCAAGTGCGTCTGCTGATTGGACATCCCTTAATCTTTCACTTTCTGCTGCTAATACATG